GGACGCGGTTAAGTTTAACCGCTGTCACTCTATCTTCTGATGTTAGGTAATCAGGCCTAAGCTGCATTCGCATACTCTACAGCTTTGTTAGCTGCAATTACTTTTCGTGGTTGATTATAACCGAACCATTGATTATGCAATCTGTTTTCAGCATTTTTACCTTGAACGTGATCAGTCACATAAGTCACTGAGTTCAGAGCTTGCCACCAAGAACCTTCGGCAAAATGTGCACCAGGTTGTACTTCAAGAGCATCATAGCAAAGTTTAGCATTCTTAGATAAATCACTATATGCAATGACTGGTTCTTTGTCACCGGTTTTACGTGAAGTGCTTGGAAACACATCATTGTAATATTGAATAAGTGCTTCAGCTGTAACTCTTTTAGAACCAAGATGTAAAGCCATTTCTTTGTACTGAGCAAACTTTTCATGTGCAAGACCAAGAGTTTCTTTTACTCCGTCTGCATCAAACTCAACTCTATGGTTTTTTCTTGCAGATCTCGAAGACTCTGTGTCAAGTGATAGAGTCAGAGTATTATTGCATACTACACGAATAGGCGTAAAACGAATATCAATTGCTTTGCCATATTGATGTGGATTTGAGAACAATAAGAACGATTCGATTGTATCTTCACCAAAGATATCAAATGACTCTTTTATTTTTGCCAAAGCCCATACCATCTGACCACCTTTGAGTGAACCAGCAGTATGCATTTCCATATCGCCTGATAGTACAAACTCATTAAAGAAATCAAAAGCTTGTGTATTTTGTACTGGATGCCAGCCTTGACCAACGTTTGTGAGTATTTTAGAGTCAGTAGATCTTACAAGAGATTTTTGACCAGTCGGAACTTGTGTTCCGTTATGCTCTACAAATGATGGTATTTCATCTACGGTCCAATCAAGACCTGCTTTTTCTAGCATCATTGCCGGAGTTAATTCATTCGATACCGGTACACCGAGGCCATGCCATGGGAGTTCACCGGCATATGCCATTGTTTCTACTGCATGTGTCATTATTTGTAGCTCCTATAAAGTAAATCTATTATCATTACAAGTCCTACACCAGCGTGAAAACCTATCGTTAAGTATATCATATTTTCTATTATCATCATATATCCTTTTTTATCTGATAGGTTTATTATAGCACGGTACTCATCATATGTAAACAGCTAATTTGCATTTTATTTGTATATAGTTAGTTATGTAATAAAAATGTTACACTTACTCTACAAACTCTAGTAGCTTTGTTTCTAGTTTTTCTATGCGGTTTTTATATGAATTTTTTATATTTTCTATATGATCAGTATCTGCTAATAATAATGCAGATCTAATTGAATCACATAATCTATAATTGGCGCTTTGTAATAGTTTGAAAATTGTATAAGAAGGATAATAGCCAAACTGATCAAAGTCAATAATATATGGTTTACCATTTTCTGTTACTATCATATTAGCTTCATGTATATCTTCACATGAAAATTGTAATTCCTGCCCACTTTTATCAACCTTGGTAAATTTAGTTAAATCATACATAAAGTTATTAACATCTTGTATAACCTTTAAAGCAAATGCTGCATCTCTATTTTTTCTAACATACTCTGCCAAAGATAGTCCTTCAATACGTTCGCATGTATATGTTTCATTATCATATGATATGAGTTTAGGAATCATTGGATGATTCATACTATCTAATATCTGTAATGGATGAATATGGTCTGAAGGGAAATAACTATTGTTATTTCTCATTCTTTTTATAAATGTATTCAATTTATATAATTGCTATTGCATATACGACTAAGCATAGAAATACTAACGATGTATAATACCAAAAATTATCTGGTAATTTCATACCTTCATCTCCTTTAATTGTGTAATTTGATGTTGAAGCTTTATATTTTCATGAAATAGTTTATCTATTTCTAAGAAAGCTCTCATAACATACATATATGATTCTCGTGGAGTGGCTTTACTTTGTTCCATCTTACTCGAGAATTCTTTAAGCTCATTACTAAGTTTGTTCTGTGATACTTGTATTGTCATAATTTTCTTTTTCAAAGTAGTTTTCCCAATAAGCATTTCTATCATTTGTACATACATGATTTTCTTCATGTATTATATATTGTTTGATGTAATGTTTAAATTGTTCTACTGTCATTATATTCCTCTATTAAAACGGGGGCTAACCATAGACCCCCACGAGTGAATTAAGCCACTACACTATAGGTTAGAAACTAAATCCAAGGCCTATTTTTAGTTCATCATATTCCCAATCGTCATCTAGACCTAAGCTAGAACTAACTGACAATGAATCGCTTATTGAGTAAGATGTGCTGATATTTGCTCCGGTAAATAAACCAGGGTGATTATCATAGTATTCAAAATCAATAGAAGGTACAATTGAAATACCTGCCATAGCGAGTTTTGTATATGATATTGATGAGCTCCATTTTTCAGCTTCAACTTTATATGCAGCTGAAGTTGAAATACCCATGTCTGCATATGCAGCGCTGCAAAGTCCGCCCATGAGGGCTGCAGCTAATATTATTTTTTTCATTTAAGTGTCCTTATCTATGTTTTTGGTGCCACTTTTCTGTTGCTAAGCAAGTGGCCAGCTCCCTGTGTTATGCAGCTAGTGCATAGCCAGAAGGTGCAAAGTTATTGTTTGCGTTTATTAATTTTGATCTATACGCGATCATCCGACAATCTCCACTTCCCTACGCCGTCCGTCAATCCTATTTCAGCCCCATCAAAAAGACACTATTTGTCTTTCTTCCCACCTAGATAATTGACTGGATCTTCGATCTTACCAAATATCTTTTCTAAATACTTAAGCAGGAGTTTCTCTAACTTCATCCTAGTATCCTTATGGTGGAGCTGCCGGGTACCGCCCCCGGGTCCGATCCGATTTCAAGTTGCTTCTTCAACTGTGACTCTATTTAATTATAATACACCAAATAGAGCTTCTTGTACACAATATATTTTACTTATAATTTCTACTGTGATATAATAGTGACACTATTATTTACGTTCCCATATTGACCATAAAATCCAGATAGCGATTAAGCCGATCAGTCCTTCAGATCCTAGAGAAGCCATTATGCTTGACACATTGCTTATTACGCTTACGTCGCCCATAAATGGCATTACGCCCATTCCTAGAACTTCGATAATAATTGCTAATGCGGCAATCGATACGCCTACGTCAGCTAGACCAGCGGCCCATGCTCTGACTCTTGTAAGTACGTCCATAGTAATTCCTTTCTTTGTAAGTTACTATGAGAATATTTATGCATGCTATAGATTTAAAGGTGTGACATAATAGTAACCATTACTCATTATTGTCATGAATACATAGTTGGATGAGCGCATAATGCATTATTTTAACTAAATCTTTGCGTTGTTCTATTTTATTTCCCTTTTTTCCATAGCGATTTGAGTACTTATCTATGTTTCCCATACAAAAACCTGTACCGTGTCCACGCCCGATAATGATCTCTGTAGACTGAAAACCGTTCTGTGAGTAGTGAGAATTATAGGTAGAATCAATATAGTTTTTAAATTCTGTTATTAAATTATCTTCATTAAATTTATAATCAATTGCTGCGTTCATATTACACTTCCATCATGCCAATCAACCCAAGGGTTTTTATTAAATGAATTTGGCTTGGCATTAGTCAATTCATCGGTTAGCTCTTCTATTCTTTTCTCTAAAAAACTAATTGTAGTAAATATGTGACCTGTTCCGGAATGGCGTGTCATTTCTTTATATACTTTAACTTCGGCTTTTAGTGTCCTAATTATATTTAACATAATATCGTCGGTATCAATCATGATATACCTGCTACTTTCTTTATTCCAAGAGCCCAATTCTCGGCAGCATCTTCAACATAACCTAAACTTTTACCGTGGAACTCTTCTATTTTCATTTTATGATTATCTGCATTATAGAATTTTATATATGCGAATTCTTCTTTCATATTCATATGAACCTCGCAATAGTTATTTGTACGCTCTGACTCAAATGTCGTGATTAACTTTCCCATTAAACTCTCCTATCATTGGAAATATTGTTGCTATAGCCTCTGCACATGCTCGGGCTACTTCTATGTGTTCCTTCTGAGTACCATTCGCAGTTCGTAATTCTATATAATGTATCCATGATCTAATCGTTCCGTTTACAAGAAGTTTACTCGTTGTTAATCCTTCTGGTAATACAGCTCTTGCTTGCTCTTTTGCTATACCTTTATCTATTGCTTCAGAGTATATTCTTTTTGAATGTTCTATAATAAATTTCTGTTGTGCATCCCACCAAGCCTGTAGTGGAACATCACTTGTTTCAATACTATTCTGTCGATTCTTAGCATCTTGTAGCCGTGCTTGTCTTGTAACAAATTCTAAATCTTTTGTAGGGTCTGCATATCTTTGACTATATTCTTGGAATGAGAATGACCTATGACGTAATATTTGGCGTGCAATATCACGAGTCGT